TATATATTTGCGTTGGCTGTTTGGATTTTAAAGGTGAAAATTATGTATTTCCAATTAATTATGATAGTGGTTGCTGTTTACATATGTGGGTTGACGTTATTCACCCTTTATCAAGTTCTGGCAGATAAGAGAAAAACTTGGGGTTTGAGGCTTGCTCAATCATTTTGCTTTGTTTGTTTAGGAACCGTCACCGTGCTTTTTGTGCTGTGGATGCCTCATGTACACGATATTATTGCCGTCTTTTTAGCAATTTCATTTGTAATTGTTCCGATTTTATTTATTTGGTCAGCAGGGGTTTTCGCAGATTGATAAGCAAATGGCATATTTAAAAATCGAAGATGCATGCAAGGCTAAAAACATCACCCTAAAGGATTTATCACGATTGAGTGGAATTAGTGAGAGATCTTTAGAATGGTACGTCAAGCAACAACGGGAGCCGTCTCTTAGTCGAGTAGAAAAGTTAGCAAAAGTATTAGAAGTTTTACCAGCGTGGCTGCTTTCATGGGAGTGAAGGTTGTGAGTTTAGCAGACTTGAAATTGCTCTTAGAGATTCATAGTGAGGATAAAAATGAAACCAATTGATCAATTAAAGTCAGTCTTAGCTGAGAGTGGTTATGATGTCATCAACGAAGACGGCTATAAAATGCTAGAGAATGCAAAAGTTATTACCACCGTTGAACAAGCCAAGGTCATTGCACAATTGGTTAAGGACATTGCCGAAGCCAATTACAATGCCGGTTATTATAAAGGTAGTACTGATCAAGCGTTTGAAGATGGGAAGAAATTAGGAGAAATACTCAATAAGCAAAATAAATAATGATGTGATGTAGATTTTAAAGTTTGAAGAGATACAGGAGTGGGACAGTGTTTTTATTTGATTTACCAGACGAAGTTTTAACAGCAGAAAATGTAGATGATTTTCTCAGCAGCCAGATTAACAGAATGGAACGGCTCAGTGGGGTTAGTTTATCTAGTCCCCAGCTATCACTTGCTCCCGCTCACTCAAATGGCGTTAATAGCCAAGAAAAGATGATGGAAAGAAGGCTGGCAGCATTTGATGTTTTGAAAGCAATCAAATATGCCATTGATCATACATCAGGTGTATCTCCTCAGATACTATTTGAATTTTACGTCTTACATAAGAAAGTATGGGAAATCAATCGTGACTGTAATATGAATCATAATCAGTTCGGTGATTTCAAGAATGTTGCATTGAATCAATTTGCTGAGTGTTGGATCTCGGCACAAGACAAGTATTTTCCTGATGAAGCTGATCGTTTTGATTTGCAGATTTATCCTGGTGAAACTCTAGCAGACGCTGGTTGGAGAGCAGATCAAACTACGCGAAAACGAAAAAATGGGATGTAACCGGGATGAAAGTGGGATCATACCGGGATTTGAAAAGGATTTGCTTGGGATTTAATCGGGATTAAGTTGGGATCGCCCGATGATGAAAAAAGCAGATAATTGTTATTGTCGAGAAAGTAGATAGGAGATCTACCTCGACCGATGCGACGGAAATTCATTTTTACCAATTAGATCTATTCTCCTTGTAAATTAGAGTGACAGCATTGCATACTATGTGGCTTGCAAGTTACCTGGTTCGAATCCAGATGCTGTCATAGCCTCAGAAATACTGAGGCTGAATCAATCTTGTTGTTTTTTATTGAATTTGAACCCGAAGATTCAACAAATGCTTGAAGACAAGATAAATCATGTTTCCCGACGTGTCGCAGTAGAATACCTGCCTCACGTCTTAGCTCTGCGATGACCGCAAGCGAGCGGAGCATTGATATAAAAAAGGACTATTGAGTCCGTGTTCTGATAACAAGGTTTTCCTAACCTAACCGCCTGAAAAGGCGGCCCCTTGATCATGTTGCTCTGCATGCACTGAAGGTCGGCACTTCATTAGATCTTAGCCAGCAGTGATGTTGGTGAACTGATAATCAATAAATCATTATAAAAAATCTCTCAAATTGTATTAGGTAGTAGTCAAACTGCTACCATTCTGGGCAGACTCGTTGTCTGTCCGTCGATGAGTCGATTATTGCGAGTTTTTCCAATATAGATTTCCTCTGTCGAATTAAATTGACCAATGGCGGACAGTTTAGGTTCAATTCCTTTACTGCTCATTTCGTGGTTCTGTTAGTTAAAATCAAGAACACATTATGTATGAACACATTCAGGATCACGTATTAAGGTGCTGGTTAACCCCAGTGCTTTTTTTCGTGTGAAAGGAATCAGCAATGTATCGCACTAAAAAATATGGTCTTGTCTCATGTAAGGAAGAAAACAAAATCCTTGCTGAACTTGAAAGAGATGTCGAGCACAAAAAGAAACACAAACATAAAAAAAGAGGGAAACAACATCATGGAAAACAAAGAATTAATTAGCAAGTTGATCAAAGAACGTGAAGGATATACAGAAAGATCAATCAAGATTCAAGAGTTTCTAAGATCATCTGAATGTGCAAAGATTGGTCACACTCAAAAGCAATTATTGATTGATCAATCTAATCAACTAAACGGCTTAGCATTCATTATTAATATGAGAATTGACGACTTGAAAGACAGCAACGGCACTGATTAAGTTCAGTGTCTTTTTTATTGGCCTGATTTAGGAGGTGAAACCAGTTTTGAAGAAAAAAGCAAAGAAAAAGAAGTCAAAAACTATTCCAAGATTGACACCAAAACAAAAAGACTTTGCTGATAAGTTCATTGAAATTGGTAACGCCACAGAAGCCTATAAATCAGCGTATGTAACTGATCGAATGAAACCTGAAACGATCAATACAGAGGCAAAACGTACCCTCCGATTACCCCCCGTCAACGATTATATCAACAAGCGCATGAAACAGATCGATGAAGCCAAAATTCCAAAGCAGAAAGAGGTTTTAGAGTTTTTAGGTGGAGTTATGCGTGGGACATTAAAAATCACTGTAGAGACTGATGATGGCGTTGAAGAGATACCACCAAATTGGAAGAATCGGATTGATGCTGCAAAGGAGTTACTAAAGAGAATGCCAATTACAGATGATCCAATCACACAGGCTCAACTTCGTAAACTCAATGCAGAGGCTACCTTGGCTGAATCACGTACTAATGAATCACAAGACAAGTCCGGTCGTATGCGTAAGTTAATATCCAAGAAGTCCGATAAGCAACTTGAAGAAATGATTCAATCTATTGAAGGCGGTGATAGCAAGTGACAGATACAGCACTACTCGATGAGTTTAAAAAGCTAACTGTCAATGAACTAAAAGATGAACTGGCTTGGCGGTCATATCAGAAGTACTTTGAACTCGTTTACCCAGATATGACAATGTATCCACATACGAAGTACATCTGTTCACTGCTTCAAAAAATCGCAGATGGTGAGCAACATTTTTATATAATTTCATGTCCGCCTCAACACGGAAAATCGCTTACCATCACCAAAACATTTCCAAGCTATTACCTTATGAAGCATCCCGAAAAGCACGTTATGGTTACTGCTTACTCACAAGACTTATACAGTCAGTTTGCAGAATCAAATAGACGGCTTTTTTCTTTATGGTCTCAAAGAGTACCAGATGCTGATCATGCTTTGCAAGTTGGAAAAAACACGGCTCAGCAATTTAACATTGTTGATCATCGTGGTGGTTTCTATGCAACTTCAATCCTTGGTGGTGCCACTGGTATGAGTGCTGACTTGTTGATTATTGATGACCCAATCAAGAACGCAGAAGAAGCCGGATCACCTACGATTAAAGACAAGATTTGGAATGAATGGTTATTAACATTCAAGCCAAGACTTCAAAAAGGTGGCTCAGTCATCGTAATTATGACCAGATGGCAACAGGACGACTTGGCAGGACGCTTACTTGATAATTCAAGCTTCCCATGGGAAGAAATCAAACTTCCTGCTATTGCTACCGGTCTTGGACCTGATGAAACAGACGTATTAGGCAGACACAATGGCGAGGCACTATGTCCTGACTTGCATAGCCTTGATGAACTACTTGGCAACAAGCACGACATGGGGACTCAAAAGTTCACTGCTTTGTACCAACAAAGTCCAACAGTTGAAGGCGGTAATATCTTCAAACGTGAATGGGTGAAGTTTTATGTTCCTGATAAAGAAACACAAGTAAGACTTCACTTAACTGATAAAGACGCAAAGATATTGCCTAAACACTTGGATACATCAGTACAGGCATGGGACGCAACTTTCAAGAGCAAAGCCAACGATGACTTTGTCGCTGGTCAAGTGTGGAGCAAAAGTGACGCTGACTTATATCTACGACCTGGCTGGTGTCACAAGCGTTTGTCATTCACTGAGACGCTAGATGCTATTAGAGCTATGACAAGGTTTTACCCAGACGCAACAACAAAGTTGGTCGAAGATCGAGCCAATGGTCCAGCTATCATTGATGCCTTGCAACACGAGATACCAGGAATCGTTGCTGTTTCACCTGGTGCAGATAGCAAGGAAGCAAGAGCAGCATCAGTTAGTCCAGTATGGGAATCAGGAAACATCTATGTGCCACATCCAAAGTGGCGACCTGAAATCGAGGACTGGCTTGAAGAAATCTTTGCATTTCCTAACGCAATGCACGACGACAACGTTGACTCGATGGTTTACGCAGTTAAGAGACTTCACGACAACCATAGTCGTGGACCAGTTATCAGATATTAGAAAGGAGGAAACATGGGACTATTTAGCAGAAGAAAATCAGAACCGAAAAAGAGAACCATTGTTGGTGACGGCATCGACCTTGATCCGTTTACCAGTTATGACAATCTAGGCTGGCGAGTGGTTAATGATGAACAAGACTACGATGCACTGCACAATGAGACAAAACACAATGCTATTGCAAGACGTATCGTTCATAAACCAGCCGAAGATGCTACCCGAAATGGTTTTCGGGTGATTGTAGAAGACGATCCAGAACGTCAGAAGATGTATCAACGGCTTCATTATGATTTGAAGACTACACAAGCCTTATCTCAGCAACTCGTTTATCAACGTGAAGGCGGTGATGGTTATATCACTATTGGTGTTAATGAAAATGACGATGCCGATTCAAGTAAGCCACTTGATCCAACCACAGTTGAAAAAGTTCACTTCATTCATGCATTTGGTCAAAACCACGTTGACAAGGTTTTGTCTAACGATGATCCACTCAGTCTTAACTATGGTAAGGAGCAGGCAATCGTACTCAGAACACAAAACGCCGGTTACAAGGTCGATCCTAACGGTACTCAAACGCCAAATACTCCGAGAAACACTCCAAGAGTTATTGATCAAAGCCGGTATTGGCACATTGCACTTGATAAGTCGATTGATGATGAAACAGGTACGTCAATTCTGACCAGATGTCAGGATCAACTCAAAGCAATGGATATCGCACTTGAATCGACTGGGAAGATGTTACGTGAATTTACTTTCAAGTTTTACAAGTCTGATCAGTTGATGGAAGAAGGAGACGCTGACTTTAAACGTGATAAGCGTGAGATTAGCCAAGTACTTAATACAGAAGCAATGGCGTTTGGTCATAGTCAAGACAGTATTGAAAAGGTAGCAACACCAACCGGCGGTATTGATTTGCTTTACAACTTCGTATGGCAACAGCTTAGTGCTGCATGTGGTATTCCAAAATCTGTTCTAACTGGTGAACAAGCTGGGACATTAGCTGGTGCATCACAAGATGTCATCAACTACTACGACAGCATCAAGGCAATTCAGACCAACTTGTTAAAGCCTGAAATTGAACAGATCACTCGTATTTTGATGTACGCAAACGGTGATGACCCTGATCAACTTGATTGGAAGATCGTATTCAATGACTTACAAACCATGGACGATAAGACAAACTCAGAAATCTTCATGAACCAAGCTAATGCTTACAGTAGTTTGATTTCTAACGGCGTTCTTGCACCGGACGAAGTCCACGACATGCTAGCAGGTCAAGACACCAACCCTAACCCAGCAATGCAGACAGCAGGTGACAGTGTTGATGCTGAAACTGTAAAGAACATTGTGGATAACTATCAAAAAGACAAGAAACGAGCTGAGAAACATGACGACTCATAGAAGAATGCCTCACACTCGCTATCCTCGCAATCTTGAAGATGCTTATCGAAGACGCATCGTTAGATTGGTTTATCAGTGGCGCAAAGTCGCTATGGAGTATTTCAACGTCTATATGGGGGACTACTTCAAAGGCGGTACTCAAATTGTTGGTGATGCACCTAAAAAGAACAATCCGACTGAAACAGAACAACAGAATGTACTACATAACCTCGATGCTATGGGCTACACGATCAAACAAGCCACTAGTGATGCAACTATTCGCAAAATTGCTGAACAGTTTGTTAGAACGATTGATATGTTTAGCTACAACAACGTTGCAATGCAGATTCGGATAGCTGGTATCAACCCAATACGTGATAGCCCTGAATTGACCAAGATATTTAACGCACGAGTTGCTGAGAACGTCCAACTGATCAAGTACATGAAGGATCGATATGCAGACAGCATCACTGGTGTCATCTCACGAGCTATCTCAAATGGTGACGGCACCGGTGTAATTACAAAAGAAATCGTTAAACAAACTGGTATGTCAGTCAGACATGCTGCACTTGTTGCTAATGATCAAACCGGATCAGCGCTTGCTAAGTTCAATGAGAGTCGACACAAAGCGGCGGGCGCAAAAGATTACGTCTGGCAATCAATGGAAGATAACCGAGTACGGCCCAAACATCAAGAACTAGATGGCACTCGTCAAACCTACGACGATCCAACTGGCGGTGATGATGGACAGATGCCTGGCGAACCAATCAACTGCCGCTGTGTGGCTGATCCGATATTTAGCTTTTATTAGGAGGTAAGACATGACAGATAACAAACCACTTTTCGGTATTAACTCAGAGAAAGTAACAGTTGACGCACCAAAAACCACAAAAGATGCGCCAGAAGTAGCAGTTAATCACGAAAAAACTGCGTTAAACGCTCAATCAACTCCAAAAAAGGAGGTGAAACGAGTGGCAAAGAATGGATTTGATTACACAAATTGCAAAAACTACACAGTTAAGGAAGGTCAAACCTTACTTGATGTTGCAAATGAAGTCTTAGTTGCCTACCAACAACTACGTTACTTCAACGGCTTATCCAAGACCAACCCAGTTGTTAAGGCTGGTCAAGTGATCTACATTCCTGATCAAGCTATCAACGTACCACTTGGTAAGTAATGATTACGAGGTACGACTCATCAACAGTCAGCGCTATAACAAAGGATCCAATTACAGGTTACATTCACGCCAGAAACGTGCCTATCGCACGAGCTGGCGTTTTTAAATACCTGAAACCGGATGGCACTGTTCGTCATGAAGCCAAACTGCCAGAGGATATCTTGTCTGACAGCACGGTGGCGAGTGCAAACAACAAGCCAATCACTGACAATCATCCAGAAAATGAAGCTGGTCAGCGAATCCTAGTTGATAAGAGCAACACGAATACTTTGATGAAAGGTCTTACTGCGTCGAATGCCCATGTAGATGAGGCAGACGGCACAGTTCGAGTTGATTTGACGATTACCAACCCTGATTTGATTAACAAGGTCGATAACGGCAAGCGTCAACTCAGTATTGGCTTTCAAACGCAGGTCGTGCCTCAAAGCGGTGTCTACAAGAATACTGAATATGACTCAGTACAAAAAGACATCACTATCAACCACGTTGCTGTTGTTGATGTGGCAAGGGAAGGTCCAGACATTTCACTTGATAGATCAGTTGTCGGCGATAGTGCCGAAATGATCGGTGAGCTGGACGATTTTAGTAAAGAGAAAGGGCAAAAACCACAAATGGATTTTGAAAAGGTACGCATTGGCGATCAAACAATCAAGGTCGCTACCGATGATGCTGATAAGTTGATCAAGTTTGACTCTGACAATTCAGCAAATCAAAAGAGAATTGATGAACTTAACGCACAAATCAAGAAATTAACTGATGAACGTGATTCTTTGAAAAGCGGCAATAAGCAAGCTGAAAACGACAGGTCAGAAGCACAAGCCAAAGCCGATAGTCTTGAAAAAGAATTGCAAGGTTATCGTGACAAGGTTGAAGGCGACGGTTTAGACAAGTTGGTTGATCAACGTATGGGCTTGATCGATGATGTGAAGTCTATCGTTGGCGACAGCTTTGATCCTCACGGCAAGTCAGAAAAGGAAATGAAGATTGAAGCTATCAAGAGCGTTGATGGTGATTCCGCTGAAATTGATGGCAAGGATGACGTTTACGTTAATGCTTACTTCAATGCAGTAAAGAACCGCAAACAATCACACTTCGTTGGTGCTACTGTTCACGACTTCAAGGGTGACAGTGCTGAGAGTAATGTTTCAGTTAACCAAATGCATGAAAACTTCTACAACCTTGCAAACAAGAATAAGGGAGGTAACAAGTAATGGCAATTCCTGATGGAACCATGTACCACGACGGTCATCTATCCGCCGGTACAGTTGAAAGACAATACGAAGTCTTAACAGAAGTCGCTAGTGCCGATATTCCATTCGGCGCTGGCGTTTCTTTAGTTAACGGTCAAGCAGTTACAGCTACTAAGGCACCTATCTACGGCGTTGCAGTAAAGCGTGGCTACTTAGACGTTGACCACTTCTATGAAGACGACATTGAAAAAGATAAATGGCATCCAGGAGAAGTTCTCGGTGTTCTTACTGATGGAACTATCAATGTTCCGGTTAATGAAGATGTCGACCGTGGAGAACTTGCCACTGTTGATGCTGACGGTTCATTTAAACCGACCACTGCGGACGATGCAGTTGGTCGGTTTTTAAGTTCGGCTGATAAAGGCTCAACTGCACGTCTTTTAGTCCGCACTCGTTTTGGTGGCACTACCGGTGGCGCTGACCCAACCAAGGACGATGCACACGCAATTCAACCACCTGAAACGCCAACCCCAGCATCTGAAACCAAGAAAAATTAGGAGGTAATGAGTTAATGGCTCAAATGGGAGTTGCAACTAAGGAACAATTAACCTATATCGATCAAACTATTTACGATCCAAAGACTGCTCCACTAGTTGCTTTGCAATTATTTAGCACTATCAAAGTATACCCAATCCAAATGTCTTACAGATACAAGGTTCGTTCAACTAAGGCAATGGCACAAGCCTACGCAAACCGTGGCACTGACATTCCAGTAGTTGACGAAGGTTTCAAGGAATATGAAGTTCCAATTACTCAATCAGCATTAGCTTGTGAGTACTCATGGATGGAACTTCAAGAAGCACAAGCAGCTAACGTCAACTTGCTTGCTGATCAAGCTGCTCTTGTTGCTCGTGGTCTTGCTGAACGTCGTGACCGTATCATTTTCAACGGTATGGATATTGGTCCTAACACTAAAATTATTGGCTTGACTGACACTAATACAGATGTGACCGGCTTCCAACAATTAGCTCTTGATGGTGACCACGCACTTGATAAGTTGGCACAAGACACAGAAGACGGTGCCTTGAAGATGCGTAATGTCTTACGTGAAGCAGTCCAAAAGATTACTCACTTGATTGGTTACGCAAACGCAAAGCCAACTTTATTGATGCCACAAGCCGAAATTGACTTGCTTGATAACCCAGTATCAAAGCTTCGTCCTGACATCACTGTTAGAGACATGGTTTCTCAATACTTTAGTTCAATTCAAGCTGTTCCTGAACTTGAAGGTCAATACTGGCATGCAAAGAACGCTTCAAAGGCTGACAAGCAAAAAGATATGGCTATTGTCTGCTTAACTGACGAGGACATTGCACAAATTCCAGTTGCAATGGAAATGACTCAATTACAACAGGAATACCACGACGGTGTTACTAAGATTCCTTATGTTGAACGTCATGGTGGTTTGGCAGTTCGCTACCCATCGGCATTCGTTCAAATTACTGGTATCAATACACCAACTGCTAATTAGCTAAAGGAGGGGAACTATGAACACTGATGATCCAGTGGTACCGATCACTGCATTGAAGAACGCAGCACCTAAATTAACTCAGAGCATGTCAGACGACACTCTCAAAGAGCTAATTCACGATGCGACCGTTAACACATTGGCGGATGGTTTCCCTCAGCCAGTTGACGGTAAATGGAATGACATTACGCTTACAGCGATCAAATATCTGGCTCTGCACTTGGCTAGCATGGATACTTCTGCTGGTCAGGGTATTTTGGATGAAAAAGTTGCCGTCTTGGAACGTAAATACGAGTCCAAAATTGGCAAAGATTGGCTCCATTCAAGCGTTTGGGGCCTTTACTACTACCGCTTATGGAAGTTATTCTGCGGTGGCAGTAATCGATATGGAGTAGTGCAACATTGAGTATCAAAATCACTGATGATAAAAGCGATTGGGACGCAATCAAGCACGAAATCGACATATTAAATCGCTACATGGTCGTAATTGGTTTTTGGGGTAACGATCGATTGATCGAAATTGTATCTGCATTGGAATATGGCGCTGATATCAAGCCACACAAGCCGGATGGCTGGTTAATCATACCAAGTAAAAATGATGAACTTGGTGAGGATGGCTTACCTATGAGCAGTAGTGAATGGGACGAAAAACATCCTGATCAGCAACTGTTCCGACCAGGTGGCAAGAAAGGTGCTCATGTCCTAGCGGTCAAAGATGCAAGCAGTGATACAGGCTTCAAGATCATCTTTTATTTGATGAAAGAAGTCAAAATTCCTTCAAGACCGTTTCTTCGTAAGACTTCGATTGAATATGAACAAAAGTACATTCGATTGACACAGGTCGGAGTCCAGCGAGTGTTTGAAGGTCGTGCTACAGGAAAAGGCTTACTTGACAAGCTAGGTGCTGTCGCTGTTGCTGACATTCAGCATGAGATGCGCAGGCTGTATAAGCCAGGCAACGCACCAATGACTATCGATAACAAAGGTTTCAATAATCCATTGATCGGTAAACATGCTGGCGGTCAAGGTGGGGCACTCATTAACAAAATCACTTATAAGATCATTCCGAAATAGGAGGACACTATGAGTTTTTACATGGATGTAGCTTCGATGTTGGACGATTACGGCGTTGATATCGAAGTTCGGAAATCAGACAAACCACACACAGGCAAAAAAGAGCTTGTGGGTGGTTTTTTAATGTCTGACGATCAATCTACCTTAATCGATGAAAAAACAGCAGAGAAACGACATGAGCCGGTTATTCCGGTTAATCAGTTGACATCACAACTCATTCAATATTTAACCGGCGGTACTCAAACCAATGCAGACCTAATGTGGCTGTCATCTGGGAAGTACTACGTTCACACAATGGTCAATGTCCCATCACAGGGTGGTTTATTTGAAGTCACTAACTCTTCTAACTATCAGGACTATTCAAACCTGATCATTTACGAATTGAAGGGAGATGACGCACACCAACATGGAAATTCAACTCAAAGATAATCTTCTGCTGACTTATATCATTCAGCAACTGGTTAAAGAGCGTCTTGATTGCGATCTGCTCTATCAGAATTTAGTTTCTGACCGTCCACAATATCCTTTTGTCACTTATTCGTTTATTGTGCCGGAACAGGAAACAACAGGCGATTGGTTGGGCATGGGACGACAGTACATCTCACACCTACAAATTGATTGCCATGCTGACAGCGCCATTCAAGCGATGAATATGGCAAACGACCTTTACAGTGCATTTCAAAGCAGTGTTTATCGTAACTACTTTGAGCAAGCGGATATTGACCCACAGAATTTTACGAACACAAGCGACAGAACAGTCAGAGTTGGTACCTATTACGACTATAGGTTCGGCTTTGATTGTTCTTTTTTAGTGTCCAATGGCGGTCATGTTTACTCACCGGATGACCTCCACTTCCAAGCTCAGCCGGAAACAGAAATCAATACAGTACAACTCAGCGACGCTGGTGACAGTGAAGTTATCAGCGCCAATGGAAAAGAAAAGGAGCAATAGCAAATGGCAGAAACCATTACAGACGTTCGTCCTTTTACGAGAGTTAAGGACGTTGACGTAGAAATGACTGTTGTCAAGCCACCTGCAATTATCGGGCTTGGCAATCTTCTTATTTTGCATGAAGTTGACGCAGGCTCATCTTCTACAGCACCAAAGCCTGCTCTTGCTGATACTGGCACCGGCAAGGATACGCCAGCTAAGAGCGATACAGGCAAGACTACTGGCACAACTGATGGCAAGGCTACTGATGATGGCAGCAAGACCATCAATGTACCAAAGATCACACCAGTTGCGCCAGTAACTGGTGTACCTGACAAATTGGAACCCAACGACGTATTGAACGGCGTATTAAGCCGCAAGACTGATCCTTATACCGGTGCTCAATACGTTGAATACGCAACAGCAGACGCAGTTGGCGCTTACTACGACAAGACTGATCCAATTTACATCAAGTCAGACAACTACTTCATGCAAGAAGCAGCATCTGACCGTATTGCCGTATTGAATTATCCAAAGGGCAAGCTTGCTGACGCTTTGAAGGCATTCTGGTATTACAACTGGGCCTTCATGATCTTTGATAAGTCACAATTCACAGACACCACCCCAAGTGATGACGCAATTATTGCATCTAACATCTGCGAAGCTAACAAGGATCACTTCTTAGTATTGCAAGCTACTCAACCAGCCGCATACGTAACCTTCTATGCACAAAACTACACCATCGGCTTGATTCACGACTTATCAGAACCAATGGATGCAGCTCTCATCGGTGCAACCGCCACCTTGACAGTTGGCTTAGTTACCTGGAAGTTCAGAAAGCTTAAGGGCATTACTGCTGACCAAATCACTGTTCAAGAAAAGTCAGCTATCGACCGTGTTCACGCTATTGCTTACATCGAAGTAAGCGGACAAGGCGAAACATCAGAAGGCTGGGTATTGTCTGGTGATTACATCGACTCACTCCACGGCGATCTTTGGGTAAAAACCAATATGGGCGACAAGATCCAAAAGTACTTGCAAAACACCGACAAGGTTCCATATGACCAACGAGGCATTAATGCACTCGCCGCCATTTGTAGCCAAGTCCTCCAACAAGCCTACGAACAAGGAATTGTTTTGGAACAAGAAGTATACGACTCAAACACCGGTGAAACTCAATCAACTGGCAAGGGGGATTACTCAGTAACCGCCACTCCACGTTCAGCTCAAAGTCAAAAAGACTTATCAGCTCGTCACTACGGTGGTTTGAGTTTCAGATACCACCGTTCAGGTGCTATCCACACCGTTCTCGTACACGGCACTGTTCAATCTGATACTTTCACTAATTCAAAAGCTTAAAGGAGGAGTAACACATGGCAAGTTTTAACTCAGCCGAAACCGGCTTGATGGCAAAATACAACGCCAATGACACCACTTTAATGGTTGACGGTGAATTGATGTATGGTTTTGCGACAGATACCATGATTTCCGTTGCCTACGACAACGACAATGTTACTGTCGCACAAGACCCACAAGGCACCGCTGTTGCCTCAATCAACAACAAAACCGGTGCCACATTGACTGTCAACTTGAACGAAACTTCACCAAGCAACGCCAAGTTGACTGAATTGGCTAACACACGTGCAGAATTTCCACTCGATTTGAGAACTTCAACAGTTCACCAAACCGCCACACACTGCTACATCTCAAAGATGCCAGACAACACCGCAGCACAAAACGCCGGTAATCGTGCATGGCAAATTCACGCACTTAACCTTGATACTGAATCCTTAGTCGGTCGTTAGTATCGAGAATGGCTTTCACGCTTACAAAACAGAAATTAAAAATTAAAGGAGAAAAACTATGAGCGAAGAAATTCAAAACCAAAACGTAAATAACAACCAATCAAACGAAGATAAGGCTAGCCAAATGGCTACTGAAAGTAAGAACTTGCAAGACATGATGGCTTTGATTGATAAGCAAGAAAAGTCTAGTGAAATTGCTTCACTTACTGGTAAGCCTACTTTCTTAACTATCAATAAGGGCAAGAAGAATGAATACACTATCGAAGTAATTTTTCCAGGTGTAGCAAAAGCTTCAAGCTTACGTGATGACGCAAGAACTGCTCTTGGTGCCATTGATCAAACCTACTTCATGAAGAACGTTGCTATTAAGGAATTGATTGTACGTCCAAAGATTTACTCTCTCGATTGGTTTGACAAGCGTGGAGGCTATGACGATGCTTACAACAAGATTTTAGATTGGTTTCAATCAAGCATTAATGGGGAAGGCTACACCGAAGAAGATTAGTGATTTGGCTTCTGATCCTGCAACGTGGTTACCACAGTGTTTGGTAATACACGGTGTTCCCGAATCATGGATCAATCATGCAACGCTCGACCAATTAAGAGTGATGTGGGAAGTAGTCAAAAAAGACTTGAAATATCAGACATATTTAACCGCTAAAGATCAAGCACGAATTATGGCAAAAGGCATTGCGTTGGCATTTGGCGGTGAGGACAGTTAAAGCCTAATAAGGCTTTCTTATTTTGCACAAGAAAGGATGAGATAGATGGCAGGACGACATGTTGGTATTGATATCGGCGTTAGAGTTGATAATTCAGTATTCGATTCAGTTGATAGACGTATTGATAAAGTTAAAGCTAATGCAGAACAACTTAATCGGGTGTTGTCACGTACCAAGATGCCAGATTCTGCCGCTAATGGCTTAGACAAGCTTAATCGTGCATCAGGTGAAACTAAAACACAGATTGACAGGTTAGCTAATAGTTATAAGCAAGTTGGCACTAATAACAATCTCAATCGTGCGCAAAGTGATCTGTCTGGTATTGCTGATAAGGCTAAGAAAGCTACTGAATCAACTGACCAATTAAAGCAGTCAATGAACCGTGCTCATGAATCATCAAAAGCACTTGGTGATATGGGTAGCGGTTTTGATCGTGCTAGAGGATCATCTGACAGAGCTAGAGAAAGCTTTGATAAGACTACCGGTTCATCAAATAAGTTAAAGAGTGGCTGGGACCGCTTGAAAGGTGCTGGATCAGCATTGGTTCAAGTCGGTTCATCTATTGCTACTGCGATGGTTCCAGTTGCCGCTGCATTCATGAAGGCCAATGGCGAAGCAACCAAGTTGGCTGATGAATACAACGTTATCAAGAACTTGCAGGAAACCGGTGGTGATTCTCCGAGAGCAGCTAGAAGAAATACTCGTGAAATTCAGGCTGAAAACCGGCGTTTGTCTCTTCGTTATGGTGTTGATCAAAACGAATTGGCTAGAGGCTCTGAGCAACTGCTCAGACGTGGTTATTCCGGTCAACAAGACTTAGCTGCTCACAAGTACTTTTTGCAAGCCGCTCGTGCTACTAACGAAGATTACAACTCAATCGTTAACTCAGCTGCACCTATGCTGGAACAGTTTGGCTATAAGTCCAGAGCTGGTAATAGTGTAAGACGTATGTCTAAGTACACAAGAGATGTTTTGAACAAAGCCGCTTACGTTGCTGACTTAACTTCCGGTGACGTTGGTGGTGAAAGTGGTTTTGGCGAGTCCTTCAAGATGATGGGTAGTGCCGCTCATTCAAATGGTCAAACTATCGATACTATGCTGGGTGCATTGGGTACGTTATCTAACTACGGCGAAGAAGGTTCGAGTGCTGGTACTGGTATGCGTCAGATCATCACTAGATTGATCAAAGCGCCACATAGTACTGCGATGCTAGGTGCCTTGCATGATTTGGGTATTAATCCTAATAGCTTGTACACCAGAAATGGTCACTTGAAACAGTTAGGAACCATCTTTGAGATGCTGAATCGTGCGTCTCGTGGTAAGAAATCTAATCGAGTATCATCCGACCTGCAAACTTTATTTGGTCAAACAGGTTTCAATGATGCTCAGATTTTGATGAATCACTACGGTGACATGCAACACAATGTCCGAGAATCTCAAAATGCTGCACGTACTGGCTATATTTCAAGGCTGTCAAGAAAGAACATGTCCTCATTGCAGAACCAGTTAGCTAGAACTAAGCAACTTGCTACTGATATGGGTATGAGCTTTGCAAAGGAAGTCGCACCTGGTATCAGCAAGGCTCTTGGCTATGCTAACAAGCTACTTGAAGCTATGCGAGGTATGCCAAAGCCAGTTAAGACTGCTGCTGCTTATATAACAGGTATTCTTGGCACATTGGGTGCGTCCAAGTTAGCCAGTGGTTTCTTAAAAGCTAATTTCGGTATCGGTAACGGTAAAGGAATTGGCGCTGGTATAGGTAGACTACTGTTTGGCAAAGAGACCGGTGTACGTCCACGAGACCCGGTTACAGGTCAATACATCAAAGGATCATCTCGCCAGGGTGGCTTAATCAATGCACTGAAAGGTAATTCATTCGGTGGCATGTTCAAGCTCGGCAGAGTCCAGCCTGGTGAGCTAACAGGTAAAGCACTAGTTGGCAGACGATTGCTTGGCGGTGCTGTTGGTGTCGGAACTGCATTAGATGTTGGCTATCAAGGCTTCCAAGCTTACAAAGATCGACACAATGCAGCAAAGAGATCAGTAGACATTGGTGGCGCTGTCGGTACAGGTGCTGGTGCCATCATTGGTGGCATTTTCGGTGGTCCTATTGGTGCTGCACTTGGCGCACAAGCTGGTAAACTCTTTGGTCGAATTGGTGGTAGTGCTGTTAACAGCTTTGTACATGGCTGGCAACGCAAAAAGCCACCAAAGAATTTCTGGTCGCTTGAAAACCTTGGCTGGTCTACTAAAGACACATTCAGTAAGATTGGTAGATGGGGTGGTCAAGTTGGTAAGTCTATGGGCAGAGCACTTGGCAAGGCTGGTTCATTCGTCAAAAAGAATGGCAAGCAATTAGCCTTAACTGCTATTGCTCCGTGGGCTGGTATTCCTGCACTTTTATACAAGAACAACCCTAAATTCAGAAAATGGGCTAATAGCGTTGGCAAGACTATCCAAAATGGCTTCAAAGGAGCCGTTAAGTGGGTAAAAGACCTACCAGGCAACATCCATAAAGGTTGGAATCGTGCTGTCGAGGCTAGCCACAAGTTCTTCAAAGATTTACCTAAAAACTTAGATAAAACCAAGAAGAGTGTTGGCAAATGGGCTAGTCAAACAGGCAAGAATATCTCAAGGGCATGGCAACGTGGCAAGAAAGCTACTGTTAACTTTGTCAAAGGCATTCCAGGTAACTTAGCTAAAGGTGCCAAGAGTGTAGCAAATTGGGATAGTCGTACCGGTCGCAATATTCAAAAGACTTGGAACAAAGGTGTCACTGGCGTAAAGAAGTTTGTCGGTGGCATTCCTGGTCAGTTAAACAGAGCACACAAGAGTGTAAGCAACTGGTCTGGCAAGGTTGGCAACAGTATCCAAAGCGGTTGGAATAAAGGCAAAAAGGCAGTTGGTTCTTTTGTTTCTTCAATTCCAGGTCAATTAGGTAAAGCCTATAAAGCAGTCAAAGATTGGGCTGGCAAAGTCGGCAATACAATAAAAGATGCTTGGAACAATTTCTGGGGTAAAGCTGGCGATATCCGTAAAGGTATCACTAATAACCTGAAAGGTTTTGGTAATGACTTAAACCGTGCGGCTGGTGGTTCTGGTAAAGCCTTCAAGTATGAGAAGATCAAATCTCATGCAACTGGTGGCTTAATCGGATCAGCTCATAGAGCCTTAGTTGGTGAAGCCGGTCCTGAATTAGCCTACAGAGCCGGATCAAACGCACGTCTTTTAGGTGCTAATGGTCCTGCCATCACTAAGGTGCGTCCAGGTGAACACATTCTTAATGCAAGAGACACTCGCAAAGTCATGGCTGGTGGTTTAGGTCGTGGCTTAACTCTCAAAGGTTATGCCACTGGTAACACTAAGCTTGGTCAAACCACCAAGACAGTATCCAAGGATTACAAGAAGATCACTGATGACGCTACTAAGTCTTTGAAGAGTTTAAGCAAGAACAATGCTTCAAGCTGGTCAAAGATTAACAGTCAAACTGCTAAGTACAACAGCAAAAACAGAGCTAATGCTACTAAGGAATACACAGGCATGCGTAAATCTGTGGATAAGCAGATGAATAACATGCACGATGGTGTTATTTCTACTGCTAACTCAACTAGCAAAGGTTTTGGCAAGGCTATGGGCAAGATGCGCTCATACGCTAAGGACGCAATGGGTGACACCATTGATCAACTTAACCGTGGTATTAAAGGCATCGACAAGGTATTGAGTCAATTTGGCGGTAACGGTAGCGTCATCAAGACGGTTCACTTTGCACAAGGGTCTGACGCTAACGGTCGCTTGACGCAAAATACTCTTTCAGTTGTCAATGATGCGACTAGCGGTCCACGTCAAGAGGCTCTTGTCTCACCAAGCAACGAATTGTACTTCCCTCATGGTGACAACGTTCATTTGATGATTCCTCGTGGCTGGGGTGTCTTGAACGGCACTCAGACGCAAGAAGTCGCTAGAAAACGTGGCATTCAGCACTTTGCCAAAGGTAGTGGCGTAAGTCATAGCCAATTAAGAAAGATTGCATCACATGCGCTTGCTGATCCTGCTAAGAGCTTTGCAGATATGTTCACCAAGAACATCAAGGAAAGCGGACCAGTTCTGCAAAAAGGAACGGTCGATCTTGGCAAGAATGCGTCAACTCACTTTGGTAATCCTTGGAGTACTGCTATGTGGATTGTCATCAACAATGCGATTGGTGACTCCACTGGCAAGGGTGGTACTCGTGAGCAGTTTTTAAAATAT